TGTATTCCTCCTTTGTTACCTCTTTCTCCTCCGTGACATCAGATTCAACGTCTCCTTCCTGTGTAGTCTCTCCGGTAGTTTCTGTGGATTCGGTGTTTCCTTCTCCAACGCTCTCGCTAGTACCGGTTTGTTCTTGTGCATCCACGCTCTCTGTGCTTGACTTTTGAATGGCATCTGCTTGTTCTTTAAGTAGTACTTCTTTCTTATCAATTACTTGCTGTGATGTAGGACTATCAATACCTTCTTCTTTCAGAACCTCAATAGCGTAATCTTCAGTCACCACATTTGTAGTGGTCTCAGTGTTCTCACCATCAACAGTAACGTCTGTTGCTCTAGCCTCACCTTCTGTGATAGGATTTTCTTGAAGAGAATTAATTTTCTCTTTCAATACCTTAGCCTTGTCTTTAGCTACCTGAGTATTATTACCTTCTAATTCGTTTAGCTCTACCTGAAGCTTAGTTACAGCTTTTAGAGTTGGTTCGTTAATGTCAGGAGAAACTTCTTTTATCTTATTCGATACGTTAGCTTCCTTGAATCTGCTTTCATATATAGATTGAAGTTCAGGGTCGTTAGCTATGCTTACTTCAGCTTTTATCAAATCAGCTAAAGGAGCTTCCTTAATAAACTTAGCCATCATAGGACCTGAGACTTTAGCTTTATTATCAGTACCGTTTATGTGATACTTAGGTGACTTGTATAGACCATAACCAACTGTAAGAGGTGCTGTTGCAGTACCTGCAATACCTTCAAAACCAATCTCAGCTATATCCATCTCTTGACCTGCTACTAATCGCCCACCAACTTCACCTAAAGAGCCACCAATAGCTTCAACAGTTCCACCTGCAGCACCCGCAATAAGATTTTTAGTCGCAGTGCTTGTTACTTTTTTACCTACAGCGGTGGCTACTTTGGATGTAACCTTACCGGCTATACCACCTGATATAGCGTCAATAGCTCCAATAGTTAATCCACGAGCGACAGCCTTGAACCTAATACTATCCATGGCATCTTCATCCCCTAAAACTCTTCTTATGTTTTCGGTAGTCATCGGCTCACCGTCTAACTCCTCTTGTAGTAATTCTGAATATGTTAATCCTGTTTCAAGAATAGTACCTGCTCCACCCATAGCTCCTGCCATAGCACCACCTGCCGTAGTGAATACACCTAAAGGACCTGCAGAAAAACCTGTAGAACCAATAGCCGCACCTGCACCTGCACCTGCTGCAGCACCCGCCAAAACAGCAGGAGTAACCATAGCACTAACAGATGATACAAATAGTTGTGGTATAACAGTAGGGTTGTCTACGACTCCTTTAATGAATCCTAACCATCCGCCACCTAATTCTTGGTAAGTCTCTTGGAAATCATTCATCTCGTCAGAGACTCCTGATTCTTCCATCCTCTTTTGAGCTGCGATGAAATCTTGAATATCATCGTCGGTAACGTTCTCTCCTTTAGCAAATAGCTCTAAGGATTCACCAACAGAACCACCTTGAGCTTGACCTGCTGCTCCGGCTCTCCAAAGGTCACCGAATAAGTCGGTTACCTCGTTTTTCCCGAAGGTTCTTTCAATGGCGGTATCTTTCTCTCCCTTGTGCTCAAACGTTGCACTAGAGAAGTCTATACCGTTATCGTCTTGGACAGTCGATTCCATTCCGTTGTCTAATCCACCACCTAATTCAGATGATACCATCTCGGTAGTGTCTAATCCTTGCTCTTCAGCGAAAGATTGGAACTCAGCACCTTGTTGCTCTTGCTCTAGGTTAGCTTCATTCTCTTGAATAGAAGACTCCAACAAGACATTCTCTTCCTGAACGTCCGGTGTAGTGGATTCCGTAATTTCCTCCGGAGAAACAGAAACGGATTCGTCTTTTTTTTTTACTCCAATAAGGGTAGAGAATTCTTCAGGAGATTTCTCGTAACCTGCTTCCTTAAATATTGAATATGAATCATTCAAGGCTTGAGGATTGGAATTCATTAGACTTACATACTCGTCAAAAGATTTAGTATAACCTTTCTCTTTAAATAACTCGTAAGAGTCTTTTAGTGCTTGCTCGTTCATATATTAGTCTTAGTATTGCCCTGTTGTTATACCGCCTGTTACCTCTACATTACCCCAATCATAGTTAGAGGCTAACCCTTCTAAGTTTCCTTGACCTATAGAGTTCAAGTACTCTTGAAGTTTTCTCTTCTCTTTCCTAGCTCCACTTGTTGTCCAAGCGTTAGGGTTAATTGTAAGAGTTTCTTTAACGTTAGGGAACGAGATAACAATCTCATTCGTTGTAGTCCCACTAACGTCTTCTATACGCATATTACTAAACCCTTTCAAGCTTCCGTTTGTGGAATCAGTCATACTAGCTAGGGTTGTTTTGAAATCTTTAGCCTTAACTCCATCGAACATATCGTTCGTAACGGTAGTTTCAAGAAGTTCATCTAACATAAACGAAGCAGAGTTGTCTTTATCTTCATCACTTTGAACTACAGTAGTCATGTTCTCATGCGTAGCGTAAGAACCTGTAGTATCGTACTGCAGTTCATCCATAGCCTCAGTAACGTTAAGTTCGTTTACTAGAAGCGCTGATGCAGCATCTATAAAGTCTCTCTTGTTTGATGTGTTTGGTATAATTTTATTAATTACATAACCTTCCTTGTCGGTCATCTTAACCTCTAGACCTTTTTCAGTTCTATCAATTGAGTTGATATTAGCGTTAGCACTAGATAGGTAAGCTAGAGATGCTTCAATCTCAGCCTCAGTTCCATCGTAGATGTTACCAATCTTAGATACCATCTTATTAACCTGTCTCTTCTCTTTAGCGTTCTTATCTTCCCATTGAGAGAGTTTATCTATATTACGAATCTGAGCCTGATTAAGTAGCGCTGCATTCTGCTGCTTCGTAGGTAAATTTGCTAACTCTAACTCAGCTCTTTCCTGAGCAGTTGAAGCTTTATTCATATCACTCTCGTGCTTCTCTTCTCTTTGGTCTATTATAGCCTCAGTGTTAGTTATATTTAATTCCTTTTGCTCAAGGTCATAACCTAAAGCTTCAAGTTCTTTCGGAGACTTAAGGGCTACTACGCTAATTATCTGTTGAGTTCTCTCTGAGTTAAGACCCATCTGTAAAAGTTCAGCTTCATTCTTAGCAAAGAAAGCGTCAACAGTTTGCTGAGTCTTCTCTTCATCCAACCTAAGCTTACCTAGTCTATGCTTTTTAGCTAACTCATTGAAGTCGTTAGCGAATTCCTTAGCGTCGTTAGATAGAGTTGTAGACGTCTTATCTATATCAAGACTAGTTGTTTCTTCGTAACCTAATCTAGCATTAATCTGCTCATCTAAAATCTTAGATGCTTCAGCGTTCTGCTTCTTAGTTAACTTTGGTATCAATACACCACTGTTAGGGCTATTAGGGTCAGGAGCAAGGAATATGATTCCTTCCTTACCTTCATCCTCAGGGTTTTTAGAGTACGTATACTTATCCTCTAAGTCTGTATCCTTTAAGATACTCTGACCTGAATAAGGAGCTGTTAAAGCTGATTCAATAATTTTCTTCTTAGCTGAAACGAAGTCCTCACTCTTAAGTAAGCTATTTATAGAACCTACATTGTTTGATTCAAATACTGTCTTGTATTTATTCTTAAACTGAGCAACATTATCCGTAGCCCACTTATCAATCTTAAACGTATCAATCTGTTGAGACTGTTTATTCTTTAGACTGAAGATAGAAGACCTTCCATTAGGGTCTTGTGAGGGCTTACCATCAATCATGTCAGCAACAACAACTTGTCCTGTGTTAGGGTCAATATATAGACCGGCTGCAGAAGGGTCTGAGAATTTTTGCAGGTTAGAGTTGTTCCAAGTTTCTAAAGCCGAGGCTTCACCTGATTGCACCCTTGCCATAGTGGCATCAAAGTTTTTATTAAAATCCTTAGACACTTGAAACATATCTGTAGTTCCCTGTTCTAGGTTGGTCTTCTGCGCATTGTAATCCTTCAGCTTAATATCTCCCGCCTTAAGTCTCTTGTTTAGATTAAGCATGTATTGAGATGCGTCATCAGCAAATACAGAAAGCCTTTCGTTAGCTCCCTGATTAGTACCTTGAGGCATGTCATTGAATCCACGAACGTATTCCTTAGACTCATTGTCAATCTCAGTCTTTAAGTCATCACGACGAGTTTGTTCGGTGGTCAACTTCTCAGATAAATCTGTACCTATCTGTCCCCAATTAATACCCTCAACTTTATCTCTTGAGGATTGTTTGTAGTACGATGTAGCCATTGTCTTAAGGGTTGATTAGTTGAAGTAACTGTTCGTTAGTAAGGTTATTAAGGTTATTTCCTGATATTCCTGAGTTAGCCCAATCGGTCACTATGCCGTTGTTTACGGAATTATCAACAGGCGGTTTGTTCTGATTATACAACTCTGAATTCCCGTAAGCTTGCATACCTAAGTTAGCTAATGCCGTAACACCTTGTTGTAGTGATGCGTTACTAGCGTTCTGAGCCTGAGCAGAAGCAATACCTGCACCTTCAGCTTGCGCTAATTGTAGGTCTTTCCTTTGGTCTGCTAAACTAGCATCCTCAGTAGCTACAAGCTTATTTAAAGCCTCCATCTGCTGAGTCTGAGTATCCGTAACGTTCTGTTGAGCCATATTAGACTGAGCTAATACCTGACCTGCCGTTGCAGCTCCACCTCTTTCAGATAACTGACCTTGTTGCATTGCCTGAGCAGCACTAACTAAAAGAGCCTCACGTTGATTATCGTAAGGTGTCTTATTAATACCAAGCTGTTCGAAGTAATTAACATCTAATTCTTTCTCTGCAGCAGAAAAAGCCTTATCGGCATCGCTCTGAGCTTGCTTAGCTAGATTCTTTTGTTTCTCTGACTGAGCTATAGAGTAGGCTGCTGACCCAACTGCTACTACTGCTCCTGTTATTGCCGCCATATTATAGTACTTTTATCATTTCTGCGTTGTAATTGTCACCTTTAAGGTAACCGGTCTTTTCGTAAACATCAATAAGTCCCTTATGTTTAATTAAAGCGTAAGCAAACTTATTGTTTAATGTCTTAGCTATAGATGTTAGAGTTTCTATAAGTAGCAGTAAAGCTTCTTTACGAGACTCTTTATATTCTTTATTTGATATAATCCAATCTACCCAAGCAACTTTAGAATTGGTATTGTATAGGAATCCTGCGCAAACAGGCGTTTCTCCATCGTAAATAATAACACCGCCTATACCGTCTTGAGGTAGGAAGTCTCTAGCGGGGGCATCCCATCCCCAATCTTTCCACCATCCCGTTAGAATGGCATCATAATCCTCTTGCTGTAGTGGTCTTGTTGTGAGTTTCATATAACAACAAAGATACTAAATTTTAAGGATAACTTCTCATAAGCTCAGACTCTATTGCGTATAGTTCACTAGCGGTAGTTACTGAGGTAGGTAGAGTAAGCGTAACTTCAGCGTAATGCCCCATCAATCCAAGAGATTCTGCTTGAGAATTCTTAGCGAACAGCACGAAGTCACCAACAGAGGGGTTTGTTCCTGAACCTATAGTTGTATCTACTGTTATTACCGTTTGAGTATTTATCTTATCAAAAAAGGTTAAGCTAACCCTCCCGCAATAAGTAGCCTCATCGTCACCTGATGGAACGTAGTATATATAATCACCAATATTTAAAGCTAAATTAGGTTGTAGTTGGAATATCATCTGAACAGAGTTTGCTGATGGTATTATTTGATTAGAAACACCTATACCACCTATAGTTCTAGATTTATAGTCAGACTCTGTAAGTACAGGTCCTGTAGAGTCAACGCCGTCAGTACGTATGTACGCAAACCAATTCCCTTCTTTCTTCTCAAAAGTAGTACTATTTATAGTGCTATCCTGAGCTGCAATATCTGTTAATATATTTACAGACCAAGCATCAGTAGATTCTAAGCCTATAGTTTTAAATAACTTATTATCTAAAGGGTTTTCATTTATTATGGTCTTTATAACCGAGGGAGATGTAACTCCATAATACTCATTACGTGTCTCGTTAGTGTTGTGTCTATATAGTTGTCCATTGTTGAAGCTGTATAGATAGTTATTCATCCCTATCATGTACTCAGGAATGAAGCTGTAAAACGATGGGAATCCTTTTGCTGATTCACTAAATGTAAGTGTGTGATTTGCCATTTGTCTATTTTAACAATTTGAGATAGAGGTTATTACTCCGTGATTAACATTAAAAGAACAGTAAGGACTTGATGTTGCTGAAGGGAAATAAGCGCTAAGGCTTTTATATCCTCCATCTGCTAGTTGGTCGTATATACCTGAACCTAATGTGTTGGTCGTGAATATGTAATCACCTACAACAAATTCACCATCTACAGTACCCCTAACTTTCCCATGAACTAATTTTCTACTCCCAAGACCATCATTGCATGGGTTTGAAGAAGGATTTAATGATAGGTTTCCTTGAAAATCATAAAGCAATGTAGGGCACTCTACGGATATTTTTGGTTGAGGTGAGCACGGATACACGGCTGTAACTCTTAAGATGTTATTAGCAGCGCTACTAGGTATGTAAGATACCATATTACCTACAGTACTAGCTAAACCTACAACGATTCTATAAGTGAAGTAGTAGTCATTAAATATTCCTGTTGGTATAAATAAACCTGAGGTTGGGTTATAGCTATAAGTCTCTAATATAGTGTCAGACGGAGGTGTGTCTATACCTTCATCCCAAGACAAGCAAGGTGCTTTAAAGGAATTCGCATAGAAGTACGTTAGATTATTTACATTAGCAGCTCCTTGTGCTGCCAAATATGCTCCCGGGTATCCGGAATCACCTGTAGAAGAAAATGTGTTAAAGCTACCGTTAGCGTCCTGCTTTATACCTATACCAACTACAGACTGATTTAACCCAAAAACGGTAACCTTTATTGCTCCAACAGAGCTACCCATATTGTAATCTAGGGTTGTTCTGCAGGGGTTTGTAGGGTTTATAGATATGTTATGTTCGCACATAACACTAGAACATGTAGGGCATACAGTTGAAGGACCTAATCCGTCGACTGTTTGCTCTCTAGATACAACACCGTTTGAGTATAATCCGTTAGGTGCAAGTATTGTCATGTCTATATCAGAATACACTGCTGTTGCATTCTGAAGGGAAGACCCGTTTATGTAGTAATTTGAGTAAGTTGCCATTTATTTTTATTTAACAGTCACAGTTTATAGTTGATATAGATACTCCGGAAGCACTAACCGGTGAGTATGTTGGGTAGGTAGCTGAGCATAGCTCAAATACGTTACCTCCTAGTAATGATAAAGTTCCTCCACTCCAAGTTATTAAAATAGTTGTACTACCTGTATTAGTAACCTTATATTCGACATCTCGAACAGGATTTGTAGGGCAGGAACATTCACAACATACAGCGTTAATTCCTACAGAGGTAGTGTCGGTGTCATGACAAAGGAAGCTAGGTGTAGGACCTCTTAAATCCCAAACAAGGTAAAGCTTCTTGTCAACGCCTGTTATAGTCCCTAAGTTGAACTCTGACGAGAACGAAGGGTTGCTGCCTAAAGGAGTTGTGCTATTAAGCAGAGGTATTAGTGTGGTTAAGTCAGACTCAGTATTGTCGTAATCAACATCTGTAACTAACCATTTAAACGAATCATTAGGTAAGTTATTCGGATTATTTCTAACATCAAAAGAATCAGTCTGAGACTTAGTAGTCATCATTGTAACATCTAAGCCACTTGAAGGTATAGGTCCTTGACCCTGAAAACCTGTGTAAGATGCAAATGATGATGCATGTATATTGCTTAAGCTAGAAGAGAAATTCACTACTTGATTAGAACTGTAATTAGTTTGAGTACCCACATCATAGCTCCAATTATTATGAATTGATTTTCCGGAATCTGAATCACTTGTAAGGACTATAGATACAACCGTTAATGGGTTGGCTACAGGGCATTTAGACTCAACCTCAACAATAGTGGTTTCTGTTGGAGATGTATTGGTTAGAACAACAGTGGCTATGTTTGGAGATATTAAATCTTTTGTAAACCCAAGTGTAGTCGAAGAGCTCCCCGCTAATACTTGGCTAATCACAGAGTTACCGTTCCAAGTAACGCTTACTGTAATTCCTGTACTTGACAAAACATTAACATCAAATTCAACATTACCTAAGTCGTTTCCAAAATCAATCTGATACGATGTTACACCTGAATCTAACTCTTGGTCTGTTGTGAATTGATTTCTAGAACCGCAAGAATAAATCTTAGCCTCTTCAGGTAAAGATATGTCGTTGTTTGTTAAAACATACTCATTCATGTACGGGTCAAATGCCCCAATCTTTTGCGTATTAAAGTTATTAGCAAATAAGTCTCTAAACCAAGAGCGCATACCGAACTCTGAAATCACGTTAAGACTTTCATTGGCAGCCCCACTACCTTTTAGCTGAATTAAAGCGCCTCTCTTGGCATCAGTAAAGAACTTACTACTCCCGTGGGATGTAAAGCTTTCTGCGTTAGCGCTAATACCAAAGTTCTCTACTCTAGCAATCTGCTGACCTAAAACCTCAGGTACAGACGTTAAGACTCCTCCTCCTGAAGAGTCGGTAAGCAAACTCTTACTAGATAGAACGTATGAAATCTTATCCTCTTGAAGGGTAAGGATGTCAGTCTCTCTAGCAAACATCTTATTTATAGGTCCAAAAGAATTCTCAAGAGGTTTAAAGTTCGATAAACCTAAGTTAAACTCATTTAATCTATTAATATTAGTCTCGTCATTAAATACGCCGCTGTATGTTATATCAGAAGACCTGTGAGCTCTTTTGTAGTCTTGTTCGGAAACCGTTGTAACGCGATTACCTAATCTCATAGCCTTACCTGTTATTGAGTCTCTAACCTTGTAGCTCTCAACTCCATTTCCAAATGTGTAGCAATTACCGAAATTTAACGTAAGGCTTGCGTCAACACTATAGGTTTGATTTATATCACCTGAAATATTTGATTCGTGGTATCCGTCAATGCTGATAGGGTATGAGTCTTGACCTTCGTACCAAACGTCAGGAAGGCTATCTTTAGGTAGTGTTTCGAATACAATAGCGCCATTAGCTAGCACTACAGATATGGTTACATGAACATTAGAAGAACCACCTGTAAATGCGGGGCATGCCTCGAATCCATTAACGCTAAAGGTTATTTCTTTAGATGTGCTATCCTGAGCCATGTGGCACGTTGCTTTCTTGTCTGAGTTAGGAGAGAATGTTCCGTAAGATAGAGAAGCGCCTCCGGAAGAAGTTCCACTCCCTACTGTGGTAGCTATGTTATCTCCATCCCACCAAGCCTTAAGGTCTTCGTAGTCTGTAGTCGGAGAGTAAACTCTATTAAGTTTATACGACCAATAGTCACAGTGAGATGAGTGTTCATTCCGATATATATCTATATTTAAACGAATAATAGAACCACGAGGGATAGCGTAGTTAGGGTAAACGCCTAGTACAGCATCTCCGCTTTCTAGTCCGTCGTATATTAACGTAGCTCTACCGTGACCATCCTTACTGCTTGTTTCTAGACCCGGGTTTATGTATTGACCACTACCATAGGAAGCGGCGAAATCGGAAGCTAACATTTTCATGTAAGTACCTGCGGGTGTGGTAAGCCCTGAAATCCCTGTATCAATATCTCCTTCCGGTATTGATTCTTTCGTTAAAACAGTTCCGTATGCGCATCCATTCGGAACACCTGAAGAGGACCTCTTTACTATATATCTATCTCCTTCTTCTACTTTCGCAATATTTTCTCCTTCTAACTTAAAGTAAGTGTAGTTCGTGAGTAATTCATTAAAGTAGATTAGAGAATAGATAGTCTCATATCCTTCAGCATCAGGCTTTACTGCGAACTTATATCTTTTAGCGAAATCAGGGGCTATCTGAGTTTCAGGGATAGTAATTTTAAGTTTGTTTTGCAACCAACTCGCATTGCAAGGGACATGTATGTTGTTTTCATTACTAACGAGTGCTGTAGTAGTTCTATTAAACTCATCTACATACATTATAGCGACCTCGTATCCTCTATTACTATGAAGACTTAGTGGTGATGCTACCTTCTGAATTGATACGTTAATTTCTGATATATCGTATAATTCATATACAGTATTTGTGTCAGACGGGTTGTTTATGTCTGACGTGTAACCCATAGCTATGGTTACTAAGCCAAGGGTTAGGTTAGAGCCTTCAGTATGTATAGGGGATGGAACTATATCTATACCACTTTGGAATTTAGTGTATACACCTAACTCTAACGGGAGCGCTTCGTTGATAACGTCAGTAAAAGTATTACCGTCGATAGCATTAGGAACTTCCTGTATGTTGTCAATAGTACCCATCTTTTCCTGAAAGTCAATACTAGACACTAGTTCTGCAAATGTATTGTATGAATCTATAAGTCTGTAAGAAAAACTAACAGTAGTCTTAAGTGTGGTCTCGGTAGGATTAGGTGCTCCGTTAACGTCATAGAAAGAACTATGAGTCATAGCGAAATTAATGGTCACGTTAGAACCTGCCTTTAAGCTATCGACGTCTTGGAATAAAGCTAGCAAAGCTCCGTCTGACGAGCTACCTCCTGCTATTCCGTAGGTAGAGGCTACCTCTATCTCGTCGTTAGGGTAGACGTACCCTAGCTCAATGGATTCGTAATCAACCCTATAGTCTAGTCTAGTTTTTTCATCTCCTCTACTAAGGTTGTATCCCTCAATGTAGTTTCCGTACATAATTCTATTACTCATAACTGTTTGAGCGTTAGCTAGAAGCGGTACATTATCGTATAACCTAAGTATCTCTGCTGATGATAGTATAGTAAATATCTTACTATCTTCAAATAAGTACTCTAAGTTTATATTGTCTAATATATTAAGCTCCTTCTTGTCTATAGACTCAATAACTTTTATTGTGCTAGATGCTGATTCTTTAAATAGAATATCAATAGCAACAACATCACTACCTCCCGAGTTATACGTAAGTGTAGCTGAGTCGGTAGAATTAACCATTCCTTCATTTAGGAATGTATCAGAGTTTAGGGAAAATTCTTGCGGAGTAAATAATGGATTAGTAAATTGAGATGTAGCTGAGTATTCATTATTGCTATACCTGTATCTATAAGAGAAGCAGATAAACCTCTCGTGCATAAATGTGTCTCCTTCAACAGCTTGAAGGGCTAGCGTACTAGGTGCATATGCCGGTGGTTTTACAATAACAAGAATGTCTTCAGCATCAAAAGTATCTACACCACCAACTGATGCAGCGTACCCGTAAGAGCTTTCTACGTTTATTCTTCTTGGAGGGTTATAGTTGTCTGTAAAGAAAAGTAAGTCACCAACCTTATTAACGTTATTTATAAGGTACGTAGGGTTAAAGTTTAACGTGGTGTTAGTAATGTCTAGAGCGTTTTTAAAACTAACTATATGGTAGTTAAGTATCTCGTTCTTCGTGTTAAACGATACAATTAAATCAGCCTTACCTGTAGCTGTAGAAGCATTAGATGAGTCGTGTATAAACCAATAAATAGTTTCGTTTACACCATCTTCAAAAGCCCCAATACATCTAGCATTAGCACTTAGCGGCGCTCCATCTATAGTAACCGTAGTTAAAAGAGTATTTCCCTTAGAGTTTTCTACAGAACCAATCTCTGAATCCTCAGTTGAACCCAACCGAACATTCATTGCATCCACATACTCACCGTTAGGAACAAGTCTCTCGTCTACAGACTTATTCATTCTACCTGCTATGAAATTTCTCTTGCTATTTGCCATATTACTTAATCCACTTGTTTTGTCCTCTTAGATTCATAAGCAACCTACCGGGATGAATATTACTGATTCTTATCTTAGCGTTTCTTAATAAAGAGGATTTCTTTTTCTTAGCCCTATTGACTACATACTCCTGAACACCAAGCTTACTGTCTAGTATAGAGTACTGAACGTATGCGTAGACAAATTCTTCAAATAACTTATTTACAGTAATTAGCGAGTTATCGCCACCCTCCATGCCATCAGATACATATTCAACTATAACGCTTCTTCCTGACATAGTCGAGTCGAAGTTTATAACGCCTGCCTTGGCGTCAATTCTAAAAGTAGGGTTAGCGTTAGCCGTTTCCGTGTTAAGTCCGTAGCGAGCTCCTATGGCATAGTCAAAGAACCATGAGCCGTCAACATTGTATCCTTCGTTTCCGTCAAACGCGCTATTATCATTTAGGTATATACTTTTCTTAGTTCCTTTAATTCTAGCAATATCTAAGTTTGAGAACTCAGGCTTAAGAACACTACCCTCTTCGTCAAATAATATATCAGAATTATTATCCTGTAAGTAAGCCGTAGCTGACGTAAGTCTAATGTTTTCTGTAAGAGGTCTAAGTATTCCATTCTCAAATAGAGATACCCTTACCCAATTCACGTAGTCTGAAGGTAAAATAAACCTAGATGTATCGTTAACGGTGAGCTCAAGGGCTTTAACCTCCTTAAACGCATCATAATTAAGCTCTTGTATAGCTCTCTTAGCATGGAACAGTATCCTGTACCTCTCTTCGTTATTAACCAAAGAGTGGTTACCCTGATACATCAACATGAAGTTGTTTACAATATCCTTTAAACTTACGTATTGGTACGAACCCCAATTAGCGTCTTCAGGAGATGCTCCATCATTTTCGTAGTACTGATACTGAGATATATATGCCATTATTGTTGTATGTTATTTTCTTGTTCCTCTGTCTTTGCAAATCTGTAAACCATCTCCTCGCGAATCTCAACTCCTGCGTACTGACATATCTTTATGATAAGGTCGTTAGCGTTGTCTAGAGGCACTTCAAAGTCTTGATAATCAACCGCTGAAGGGTTGAATATAGGTCCTTGTAATGCTAGAGCAGTATTGTACGTCCAATTAGGTGGCTTAGGGTATCTAATGTATTGAGCTCTTACGTCTGAAGAAGCACTAAACGATACCGGTTGTACGGTCAGAATAGAACCTTCGCTACTGTATGCCGGAAAGTCAAGACTAGGAGCTGTAAGTATAGAATTATTCAGCATAGTAATCTTGCTCTGACTAACTCTCTCAGCTTCACCTCTAAAGATGTTATCCTTAAAGCATAGCACTTTATTTATAAGGTAGTAGTCTGAACCTGTAGTAGCCACAGATGGCATCCTATACGTGTTTATTGATAAATGGTCTAACGTCTTAGTTGTAGAGAATAAATCTATAACCTCAAGTATACCTTTAGTTATATCTGCGTACTCCGTACCCGACTTGCGGTTATTCTCTAGATTCAACTGAGTGTTGTAGCTATAGAAATAGTTCTCGAAAATCTCTAACTGAGCCTGCTTAGCATATAAGTTAAAGTCTGAGGGCGAAAGGTATCCGTAGTTATTCTTGTTAAGTATAGCAAGGACTGTGTTTCTTATTGAATCAATCATCTTAAAATCTTTTTACAAATATAATCAAAAAAAAAGAGCCCTATAAAAAGGCTCTTGATTAGTTTTAAGTTGGATTGATTAACCTTATGCTGAAGTAGCATAGGCATACATATACTCATTACCGCTTGGTAGAGCCGACACGTCTCTAGAGCTAGGTAAATACCCACTAGATAACGCGTTGTTAACGTCTCTCATAAATTGGTCTACAATTAAACCTCTTGCGACAACTGAAGTTACTTCATCTTTAAGTATGATTCTAATTTCTGCGTTAGTAGCTGTCCCTGTCTTCATTGATAAAACAATTCTAGTTTCCCCGAAAATATATTCAGACTGAACTCTATTGATGTCGTCTATCCTTATAGGGAAAGACTCAGTCTCGTTAGGCTTCATAATGACAAATGCATCACCCATAGAAATGGCTGAACCATCAACACTTAGAGATATCTCACTATCAACAGCCGTTACTGTGTAAAACTCAGGGTCTGTTATATTGAATACTATATCACCAATCTCAACTCCTTGAGTTACAAAGGCTGAATTAGTACACAATAGTTTCGAAGAGGAAGTTGATGTTGCGTTCCCTGTAGCTAATTGCTTCTTTATTTTAAAATCTATATATCCTGCCATAATTATTATGTAACGTTGTCTATAATTGGTTGTGCCCCTTGTCTTAATTCAGGGATATATACATTATCTGTATGGGAAGTAGAATTCGCTCTATTTATAGCGTCAACTATGTAGCTAGGAGCTTTACCTGCAGTAGCAAATTGTTGAATCTTAAAGTTAGGCGTTCTTAATGAGCTATACATAACCTCAATCTGAGTTACTCCTGATGGTAGGGATTTTTCTATGGACGTTATGTTGCTTGCGTTGAAGTACTCGGAAGCACCATTCACTACAATCTTCATGAATTTAGTCATTGTCTTTTAACTATCTAAGTGATTAGTAATTATTCAAAGGTAACAAAAAAAAAGGAAGCATTTCTGCCTCCTCTTTAACTATTTAGTCTCTGCGACTTTCTCTAAGAACTCTAGAACCTCAATTCCTTCATCTGTTTGAAGGTAGGATGATACCACAAACAACGGGTCTTCTCCGAATGGGATGGTAATCATTCTCTTCTTATTTGTCGGTGTATTGAAAAACACATCCTTCTTATTGTTTCTATAAGATAACACTCCTTTATCGAATAACGACTGAACAACTGAATCAATCATTAATGTAGCGTCTCCTAATATATTTAAGAATGCCTTAGGCTCTCTCTTAGCGAATAAGAGAATATCTCTCCTTAGCTCTGCTGAAGTAACATTACTTGGGTTAGTTCCAAATGCTACTCTTGTAATCGCTTCAACTTGGTCTATTGAAAGCTCACGTGCTGCAATTAAAGCATCAACCTCAACGTTAAGGTCTTCCACTACTTCAGCGGCATCTCTTGCTTTATCAATCTCAGCATACTTAAGTCCGTTAGCAGGGTGAACAGCTAGAAACTTCTGTAAAGATTGATTGTTTTTGTGAACTGTTAAGAAACCATCCTCGAATACGATTGGTTCTAATATTGCGTTTCCGTCCTGCTCGTCCTCAAATGGACTCTTTTGGTTTCTTGCGTATCGAAGGGCTCTATTCTCACCTTTCTCTTCGTCAAACCATAGCAATGGGAATCTTCCTGTGTGTCTTGATGATAGCATAAAAGATAAAGGAGTCTCTGCTCCTAATAATTTATACTGTTTGTCTACGTACTCTACTACTTTTTTCATTTGATTTTGATTTGAATTTGATTTTAAAAAAAAAATAAAAGGAGTCCGCTTACACGGACTCCTTTTAATAATGTACTACTCTTGGAATAAGAAGAAGTTATTTGCACCTAATGTACATACAGCTCTCTCAGACAAGAAGTTTACTTCCATTGCATCTAAGTCAGAGTTGTTAGCACCACCGGCAGAACCTGTAATCCAAGTCTTGTAACGTCTGTCTTCTGTTTCAGAAGCTCTATAACGAACGTGTAAGAAAGGACGCTTAGCGTTCTTACCTAACACTTGGTCATATACAGAAGTTGAACCTGCAGGAACTAAAAGTCCATTGATTCTACCTGAACCTGCACCTGTAGATAAACCACCACGCATTGTTGGGTCGTTTAAGTACTTCCAATCAGATTTGTAGAAATCGTAACCTCTACGGAATCCTGTGAATCCTAGGTTTAAAGCCATATCCTTATCGTTATCGAATAAACCATAAGAAGTACCACCTCCTCCGTAAGAGTTTTGTGACGCTAACATATCGTCGATATCGAAACCAAACTGACGGTCTACGAAAAGAACGTTTTCCTCGATAGCTCCTTGCTTATCAAGACGTTGAATCATTGAATCAAAGTCAATCAAAGTACTTGGGTTACCACCTGACCATACGTTTCCTCTGTTTCCTACTGTGTAGAATACACCGTCAGAACCTGCTGCTGAATTACCTGTAGCATTTCCTAACTCTACTGCTGCACCTGAAGTAGCTGCTGCAGGAACTGCTTCCAACATTGCTGTCTCTAAGTAGTCATCAAAACGTAAACGAGTCTCATGCTCAGACTTTAAATACCAAAGGTATCCATTCGCTCCGTTCTCAGTAGTTACTTCTACCCATCCGATTTGAGCCATATCAGAACCTGATACTGCGTACTTATCTTTAAGGATGATTGGTTTGTTCTCAAAGTAAACGTCTTGAGCTTCAACTGAACCTACCATACCGTTACTTCCTTTCTTGAACTCAGAACCGTAGATAAACATTGTGTATACAAGGTTTGCACCTGAAGTAACAGTTGCTGCATAGAATGCTACGTCAAAACTACCTGCAGATAAATCAACAGCAGTAATTAAGGCTTTATGACTAGCAGAACCCGCGTTGTCAGTAAGCATAACTGTTTGACCAACACGTACCGCGATATTACCCGTTAAGGTATCACCAACAGTTACTGTTGCTGTTGTAACGTCACTCAAAGTACCGATGTCACAGTTGACATATTTAGTATGTAAACGTCCTTGTTCTGCCCATTTGATAAGGTCAGAGTTTGAAGGCATCTCTGCTCCAACTAGACGTAAAAATGATGCTACGGTACGGTTACCGTAACGCTCGAATTCCTTCTCGTAAGTATCAGGAAGATACTGATTTAAGAAATTAAAGTCTGTAATGTAATTGGTTGATAATGCAACCTGCTCTGCGCTTGGTTGTAAATCAAATCCCGGAGTTGCTCCTACTGAACCTGCCATTGTTTCTAATTTTAAAGTTTATGTTCTTTTAATACTTCTAACCTTCAATCCACGACCTGAGTCTGTGTTTAGGGCTTTAACTTGTGTTCCTGACTTAATGCTTGAAGCGGGAGCGTTACGAGTAGACATGTTGATATTCTTAGTCTTTCTCATTACTTCCTCTGTAGCACTTGCTTTACCTTGTTCGTAAAAGAACTGAGCTAGCTTATCAGGATTCATTGCAGCGGCTAATGCTTTGTGGTAACCTTTAGCGTCCTTCATTAATCCGTTCTCATCTAAGTGCTTGTTAACAAAGTTCATAGCTGAGAGTTGTGAATTCTTGATTTCTTCTGCGTTACCCGGACTAAATGTGAGTTGGTTATCTCCAATATTGAAATCAAAACCTTTGAAATCATTGTCAAACACCTCGTCGGTCTTCTTGGTAAACCAATCGGACTTTCTTTTAGACTCTTCTTGTTGCGTTGCCGCCTTACTTAAGTACTGCTTATATACTTCGTACTCTTCTTTTTCACCATCAGAGATAGCACCCGTACTTGACTCAAGTGGTTGCTTGTATTTCTCTTGCTGCTCTAAAAAATAATTCTTAGCCTTAGCAATAGCTTTTTTCTTTGCTACTTTAATCTTCTTAATGTCTGACTCTTCGTCTAAGTCATCATCGTAGGAGTACTCATCCATTAATGACTCAATGTCATCGCTGTCTAAAGCTGTCTCCGTAGCCTTAAGGTAATCTCGTAGCAAAGAATCAGGATTATCTTCATCAAAGTCACGTTGTAATTTAACGTAGTCATTAATGCCTCTACCTGTCTCTTTTTTATATTTAAAATAAGCAGCAACATCTTCAGGTAATTCTTCCTGAACTTCACGCTCAGTAAAAATATCATCCATAGAGTTAAACTCCTTATTATATCTATCTTTAATATGTGAAAGAACTTGGTCTTCGGTTATCCCTTGAACCTCTGTTTCTACTACTGTTTCTTCCTGCGCAGTGTCTTCGAACTTATCCTCATGATTCTGAAGTAATTCTTCCTCTACCTGTGCTGCGGATTTTTGCTCCACATCGTCTAATGCTCTTACTTTAATTTCCATTTGATTTGATTTTACGCAAAGTTACACAATTTTTTAACATACTATCTAGGAGAGAACGAAGACAGGTCAAACCCGTCTAGACTATCCTCGTTAGACTCAAATGTCTGTGGAGGAGTGTTGTTCTTTCTTTGAGATATTAACTTACTCTGTTCTGTGTTTTGCTGACTGATACGGGAACTCTTAGCGCCTTCCCTTGTATCTTCCCTCTTCTGTAGAGAACTCTCCGTCATACCATGAAGTTGCATGTTGAAGTTGAATTCTTTATCCATAAGAGCCATTTTAAGCTGAGCCTCGTTGTTCATCTTCTCGATGTCAAACGCCACTTCTGCTTGCTTTATCTGCATCTTAGCTTGAGTCTCGGCTTGAATCTTCTGCATAGCTGTTTGGGCAGCCATTTCTTGAGACTTGAGTTGTTGCTGAGATTGAATAGCTTGCTGTTGCATAGCCATCTTCTCCTCGCGGTCCTGCTTCTTAACTCTCTTAACCTTAAGTAGTTGATTAGCAAGTTTAAGATTTCTAAGTTCTCTAATATCAATTGCATCCTCTAGATTTATATCGCCCTTAGATAGAGCCATTTGTATGTTCTGTTCTAGTTGAGCTCTCTCCTCTTCGTCAGGAGA